TAACCATGAAAAAGCGTTTTCTGATCGTCGGCGCACCGTAATCACAGGCGCGCAGTTCGCGATACTCAACGACATAACCCAGACCTTTTACCAGTCTGGCGGAGTCCTCGCTGCCGAGAGGAATACCCAGGAATTCACAGCACTCCACCAGCGCCGGATGATCGGGAGAAATCCCCGTCGTTAGCATAGCGACGAAAGCCCGGAAGGTTTCGCCAACACGTTCAGGGTCCGGGCGCATTTCACCAGCAAGAAGCGGCCCCCATGTTTTAAACTCTTCGACGTTTTCCAGCTTCATGACACGAGGTTTAACATCAAGCCCCCAGCGCAGTGTCACCCAGGCCAGACCGCGTATCGCTTTTTCAACAGGCTTCGCGCCCTTGGCCTTGGAAAAGTGGCGGCAATCCGGGGAAAACCACGCGAGCGCAACCGGGCGGCCAGCAGTCGCAACTTTTGGACTGACGTCGTATACAGATTCGCAGTAGTGCAACGTATCAGGATGGTTTGTCGTGTGCATCGCCACGGCGTTTTCATCGTGGTTTATCGCAATATCAACGCTACGCCCGATCGCCATTTCAATACCGGTTGACGCGCCACCGCCACCAGCGAAATTATCAACAATGATTTCTCTCACACGTATTTCTCCATCGCGCTTGCCAGCGAACGGGCAGCAGTAACAATTGACGGTACCGGCATTTTTTCCAGCCACATCCGGTTGATGTGATGCAACAGGCGGCGCTGGTGATGTGCATGGAGATCACCAGCATTCTCTATCTGAGAAAAAACCATATACACTTCCGCTGGCCAGACGGTTTCAGGAACATCCACCAGCAGCAGATTTTCCAGCTCAATAATCCGGTTGGAGGCGTATTGCAGTAGCTGATCCATCACATATGCTCCTGCCGTTGATCAGATTTTATGTGTAGTCGCGGTTCTCCGTCTTTCGGCTCCGGCCACTGCCTAGCCATGTTCACCGCCAACTTTTCTTCCATCGCTGCAGTAATTTCACCGTCACTGATACCAGCGCGCCGCTGGGCATCCCACAACAGGAACTGCATGTCAGCCCACTCGCTGAGGTCGTCAGGTTCAGCGGCTGCTTCCAGTGCCTCTTTCGATAGGTGCTTAAGTGGGCCAACGGGACCGACATTGCCGAAGGTCTTTTCTGACCATTCAGCATGGCGCTGCCGGATTAAATTGCGCAGTTGGAGCGATGCGCCCTTTTCATCCTCCAGCGATGCCAGCGCGATACGCGCCAGCTCTTCCGCTTCTTCTGCCGGCAGCACTACGTTGCTACCCGGTCCGTATGTTTCGCGCCACTGCTGGATTCTAAGAAGGCGTTCTGTGGTAATAGTGGTCATGCTGCACGCTCCTGTTTCTCAATATCTGTGGTCAACTCACGGATAGGAATGCGATTCATGTGCATCGTGTAGCCGGTACGCGCTTCAAGCGCGGCATATTGCTCCAACAATTCGGGATGATGCCGCCTGCCGTTTCGAAGGTCGTTACGGCTTGCCATGATGCAGAACACGCAACTCAGACGCTCATTACCCAATGCATAGGCGTAATGCGGTTGCTGCCCAGATTCACGGATGGTGTTGAACACTTCATCGGTCAACATCCCGTGAATTGGCAGCCACTCGTACCAAGTCAGCACCGAATTGGAATCTGTCTCGTTTTTACGGAATACTTGGCGCTTGGCACGCCCAGGCGACTCTTGTGCGCGCAGGCCGAGGCAGTTAACGATTGTTTTAAAACCATTGGCCTTTGCGTACCGACGGACCTCTCGCTGAATAGGACCGCGCTTCAGGTCACTGGTGCATTGGCGGGTGCTGGCTGATGGCCAGCTCGGTACTTCCGGACGGTTCTCAAAACGTCGTGCGACCATTTCCAGCAGAGTTTTGCGCGCGGTGGCGACGATGAACGGTATACCTGCGGCCTTCGCCTGGTCGCATGCCAACTCAAGCGCACCGGGCCATTCAACCGAGCCAAGCGACGCATGTACAACGACGAGCTGGCGCGCCGGGATGACATCAAGCAACTTGATCAGCATCGCCTGACTGTCTTTTCCGCCTGAGTGGTTGGATACGAACAACGCGCCTGCTTCAATCAGTGATTGGATACCGGTGATCATTGTGCGACCTCCCGGTTCACAGTCATGGCATCAACAGCCATCAGCCGTTTGTTACACAGCCAACTGACCATCTGTGGTGATGTCTCGAATTTTTCAGCAATATCACGTAGCCGCATTCCGTCATCACGTAGCGCACACATCAGATCGACATCTTCATCCGGATATTTTGTGCTCCAGTGTGAATCGCCACATTTCGCCAGACTTACACCCAGCAATTTCGCGCGGCGATAGATATTCTCTGTCGAACGCCCGAGTAATAGCGCTATCTCTTTTGCAGTTAATGAGTGACGATTGCGACGAATAAATCGATCATCAGCCAGGGTGAAGGCTATGTGCTTTGGTTGCAGCAAGCCTGCGTGGCGAAGCTGGCGGGCGTGATATCGCGTCGCTGCCTCGCTCCGATTCAGCCTCAAACCTATTTCCCTGAAAGTGGCTGTCGGGTACATTGCGATCAACGTTTCATCCTCAGCGACCGTCCATGCACGCATATGCGCAGGACATTTGCCGGGAACACCCATTTTTTTCATAGAGAAGAAGCTCATTTCCCCTCCCCGATAAATAAACTCAGCGCACGGCGATGTTTGTTAACTTCCCGAACGGCTACACGGAGTTTCTCCAGTCCTTGCAAGTTGGATTTGACTTTGCGGATCTGGTTGCTGATTTCCCGTAGTGATGGGATCTGCAATGGTTGAGATGGTTTTCTCAGTACAGGGATACTCTCCAGGAATTCTTCTGTCCTGATGTTGGTCGGTTCCGGTTCTGCCGATGGCGCCAGCGCAGGAAGACTTGCAACTTTCGACTTGATCTCAATATCCGGAAGTTCTGCAAACACTGGCTCCGGGATAATTTTCGTTTCGTCAGGAAGTCCCCACTTAACGCCTTTCCCCTGACCGATTTTTTTAATGTGTCTGCGCTTTGCCATCAGGCATAGATTTGACGCTAAGCCTCTTGGATCTCGTCCGACAGCCGATGCCAGCGCTACGGTATCCATGTTCCCGTTTTCGGTTAGTAGTGCGACGATTGCCTCAGGTTTGATCGGCTCTGTAACCTCACCGCGCAGCGGTTTTTTGGGGTGTCGTTTAAATTTTTCGCACGCAGTACGGTCTTCGCTGGCGCTGACCGAATACTTGTTTTTCCGTCAGCATCGCCTATTACTTCCCATCCGCCATCGAAAAAATCACACAAGCCCTGCTCGCGCTGTTCGCGGAGCATATTCAGCGCTTCAACTGGTTCGATTTCCAGGCGTGCCGCGACTTCACGGTATGTTGCTTTCCCCATAGCTTTCAGAACGTCAATTACGGTTTCCATAGTGTCTCCTGTTAAATCAAACCGGCGTCTTTGCGTTTTTTGTACTGAGCCAATAACAACTCTGCTGGCGTTGGGCCACTTGCTTTCGCTGGTGCCGCGAGTGCTCTTCGGACTGGCGGAACGGGTTTACCTTCAGCAGCCCTCTTCTCCCATCCAGCCAGGACTTTTGAGGCAGCCTGACGCAGCTCCTTCTCGGTCATTTGCCGATCAGTACTCTGGCGACGAAGCTCAATGCAGATGTGATACAAAACCGGTGCTGGCCATGGATATTGCTCGCTGGTCGTATAGCGGAAAACCAGCCGGCGCCATTTCCAGTACTCAGCCATCACGTCGTCAACGGTGATACCAAGCAGGCAGCGTTCTTCCTTGCACCATGCAACGAACTGACCAGGCGATGGCAGGAATGGTTTTTCCTGGCGACGAGCAACGCGCATTCCAGCGGCAACCTGTTCCATGGTGGTGATCCCGTTTTCATGGAAAGCCAGGACCCACTGCCGACGTAATTCGTTGAAATCGTTTTGTTCCCGGAATCCTGCCATTGCAGCGGGGAATGCTGCACGTAAGGCACTGAACAAGGCATTGAATATTTCAGCCGTTTGCTCAGCTTGTGGACGTTCTGCCGGCGTTTCTGGCATGTCGTGAGCAATGCGGAGAAAGGTCTCGCGATCGCAATTCATAAGCTGCTCAGATAGTCTTTCCATCGAACACCTCGTTTATCCAGTCTGTGTTGTTGAAGTCGATTACCTGAGAGGAACTGGTTATCGTACGGCGACCAGCAGCCTCACGCTGGAGACTGAGTGTGTCCCACTTGGCGCGCAGCTTTGCCGGCGAAAGGATGTTGGTATGCCAGAACGCGTCTCTGCTTGCCCACTGGAATAACTCGCAGATCTCCCG